TAAATTAAAATACCTAAACCCGCAGCGGTAGAGTCTGTTAAGATAGCTACCTTATTAATGTTATTAAACCACACTAGTTTTCGTACTTGCGTAATCCCTAATGATGCTAAGCTAGGAGTAAAAGTAGTAGTAACCTCAGCAAATTGATCTCCGTTTGTGGGTTGAGAAAATCTTAAGGGGCCTGCGAGATTGGGTGTTCCTGAGTCCTTAAATATCCCTGCCAAAAAGTGGGGATTAAACTGTTCATAGGGGGTAAATATCTTATCCCCAGCTCTTCCGATCATTCTCATACGTCACTCCTAAATTATACAAACAGCCACGCGCCGCTACGTTGAACGAGAACCCAAGAACCTAAAGCGATACACATTAAACCTAATTGATCACCTATAGATCCCCCGCTTGCAATTGTTTGTCCGATGTTTCCGAGCGTAGAGCCCATTACGATTCTATCTCCTCCGTTAGGAGTTACATTTAACACCCTAGCAAACTGAACGTAGGCGGTGAACATCATACCTATTTCGGCAACGGGTAACACGAACGTGGAGTTGGAAGTATCTCTGCTCGCAAGTAATACAGATCCATTACAATCAGTAACAGGAATGTTGTTACTCAATGCTGAGAAACTTTGAAGGTCTACTCTACCTGTTAAGATTCCTGCACCACTTATCTTTCTACCATTAAGGTCTAAGTCTGAGTATAGCTTTGTGCCAAAGTCTGGAGCGTTTGCAATATATACCATGTCAATCCTCTAATTATGTGTCAAGTTCTAGAACGCTGACGATAGCGTCTACTGCGTTTGAATCTGTGCAGACAGCTCTAATGGAGTCTAGAGGGTTTAAAACAAGTTTCCCCATGTCAGCAAAGCTCCAAGTAGCCTTAGCAGTTAGAGGTAAATCATCCACGATTCTTCTATCTTGAGGGCTGCCCCCATTATTAAATCTATATATCAAGTCTATGTTGACACCAAGGTTCGTCACATTAGTGAAGGAGGATTGAGTAATAATTGCTTGCTTCCCCACAGGACACTGATAAAGTTGAGCCTCCGTAGTGCTTACTACAATAGATACAGATCTGAAATTTGAAGTCATGATGTTCCTTTATTAACTGAGAGCTATAGCCATCACGATGGCGTTAGTTGTTGCAACTGCTGCCGCTTGATTTGCAACATGTAGTGAGTAATTAACCCAGACTGTAGAGTTAATGTCTCCAGCAACCGAACATATCCACAAGTCACCGCTTACAGGATTGTATAATTTTGCACCCACATACCTTGCTTCTACCTGCCCGTTAGGGTTCCCGCTAAACTTTCTAGCCGCGTCAGTACTGACAGCAAGAAACAGGGTGCGAATATCAAAACCGTGGACTCCTAAAGTCAAACCATTAGTAAGTTGATCGGGGTTCGGAATAGAGTTAGGTCCGAACAGCTCAGGATTGTCGTTGGTATATCTAGGCATAATTATCCTGCATTAAAGGTGTATACCCAAGTAATTTGGAAAGAGTCGTTTGCGCCTTTATTCTGAACGCCTCCAAACACAATCCGAGCAAACATTGTGCTTCCAGAGGATCCGTCAAATACTCCAGCTTCGTTTAAAGCTCCAGTGGCAACGCCCGCAGGGAAGGTGGCAATTACAGTTACCTGATTGTTTACTCGTGTTCTACTTGCCACTGCAACGCGACCAAGTTCACTACCTACTAAAGTTGTTTGAGCTGTGGAGGCAGCTGTTGCAGAAGTTCCTACCGCCATGTGTGTCATACCGTTGAAAACCTCCCCAGCAAAAACCCTTGCTAGCCAAGCTAACCCTGAGGCCACAATGAGATTCTTATCCTCAAATTGAGAAACTACTTCCCCATTCTCGTTTGTCATTACGCCTGTGACTGATCCTTTAATCTTAGCAAAATCTGAGAACCCCGGCTTCTGCCAGTTTACTGAGTCGTTTTCAAAATCAAACATGTTTAAGTTTTCCACTATAAAAGTTATTTACATCATATTAGTTCAAAAAAATTATATAAGCAATTGATAAATGTCTAGGCTCCAAAGTAATAACTGCCGAACCTACCCGCGTTGAATCCCACATATCCGGTGATGACATCTTCGGTAACATTTATAGTTTCAAAGAAACTTTTATTCATGAGAATCAAATAAACGTCCTCATTACTAGATACCTCATTAACGTCTAGTATCCCTCCAAGTATAAAGCTCAAGCTTGAAGATACGTTACACTGATCGGAAAAAGTTACAGAGGTTTCTAGAGATATGGAGTCTACTACCGTTGTGAGATCTGCTACAACCTTGATAAAGGATAGGGAGATTGTTTCATTTACGCTTGCTCCCTCACTCGTGAAGAGGCTATTTTCATCTTGAGCTGCGCCACCTGTAAAGGTAAAGGTATCAGACACATTTACAGAGTCAAAGAAAGTTCTGTTCATGCTCATAGTTATGTTATCAAGAGAAGCTGAATTGTCGCTAAAGCTTCTATTTATCAAGATAGCTACAGTATCTGAAGCGGAACACGAATCACTAAATTGGCGAAACATCTGTCGTAGGAAGGTGACAACGTCAGAAACTGTAGAACTATCTTGATAGACTCGACTCAATCGGAATGTGAGTAATTCAGTTATAAACGCTGACTCATCAAATGTAAAGATTTCTCCAACATATTCAGCTAAAAACTTACGATAAGCGGCTTCTAAGGATAGTCCTCCGTAAGTTAAACCTTGAACGTCAGCGACAATTGCATGTTGAGAGAAGTACAACTTCCAAAGTGCCTCTCTACTTGAAAGGAGTGAAGAGGTTTGCAGCTGAAGCCAAGCTAATTCTGCTGCCTGTGAGGTCGTGTGAGACGCTCCAAGTAAATGATTATACGTTAATCTAATCAAGAAGAGCCTAGAATAATCTCCTCCCACAGGGAGAAGGTTAAAAGATCGGCAGTAAGCGAAAAAATTAACTAGTTCCATCTTGCGCGTAAAATCGTCAAACGAAAACTCTTGCACTCCTACAGGACGTGTCAGAGTTGTTATACCGCTTTCTAAAATTGTGTTATTCATAATTACCTTCTAAGCCTCGTAACATATAATAGGACCCCGCGCAGTCTCCACCATGAGCCTTGAGAGAAATAGTAGACTGTTAAATTAGCGTTCCCATTGAGCCCCGTCATTGTCCCTGTGTTATCTATCAGGAAGCCTCCTCCACCTTGAACAAGTCCTGCTCTTAGGAAGGGACCACCGCCTAAATGAGATAGTGGCCCATTACCGAAATTATGAGCAGTCACAATCACATGGTTAAAGCCTCTGCTTAAACCCGGATGTCCCCCCTGCATTGGAGACAACGTAGCATACTTCACAGCTTGAACAATTAGAATCTCTGAACCTACAAGGTTTGGAACAAAAACCTGATCCTGCCCTGTGTAGTTTGCAGATAGCGATCCGTGAGCTACCTTGTCCGCTGTAATTGTCCCGTTTATAATTGCGTTACCATTAACTTGTAAGTTTTCAAGATAAACATTTCCGAGTGCATCAACGATAAACTTATTATTACAGTTAATAAATTGATCAATCCCAGTTGCTGTCACGTTGATGAAGCAACTGTTATTAGGATTTTGTAACCTCCCCGCTACAATAGTTCCCAAGTTAGCCGTGATTGCTGAGAGATTAGCAACCTGAATCTGATTAGCAGTAATTGACCCTGTAGTAATTTTACCACCATTGATAGTTGTTGTCTGTTGATTTATGCGTACTGCCGGATCGCTTGCCCAAAATGAAACGTCACTTGCAGGTCTGCCGCCTACTGCAAAAACATCTTTGGCAGTATTCAAGGATGTTCTATCCGCTCCCGCTTGAACCCCATCTATCTTAATTGCCCTGTCAGGGTCTAGCGTAGCAAGGTTCATCGGACGACCTAAAACTTGATTCCAGTTTACAGTTGTCGCTTGGAATACAACGTCTCCCTTTATTAATATCTTATCCGTTATAGGATCATATCTAAGAAAGGAGGATTGATTCGCGGGGCCTATCCAGAACTCTCCAGTTCCAAGGTTCCAGAAGTTGGTGGTGGAAGCTAGTCCCGCACCCTTGATAATCCCTGCTGTAACTAAACCTAGATTAGCAGTGATTGCTGAGAGTTGACCGACCGCTATCTTATCTGCGGTGATGGATGCTGATACAACGTGCCGAGCTTCAATTGCATTAGTTAGGATCTTGACACCCGTGATAGAGTTCGCGGCAATCTTATCAGCGTTGATCGCATTTGTTGCAATCTTATCTGTTCCTATTGCCCCACTGAGAACCTGATTGGGGCCTACAACATTAAGCCCTAACCCGTCAGCGTCCAGCACTACCTGTCCTGTGTTACTGAACACTTGAATACCGTAGTTCTGTGTTCCTGCTCCTAACCTACCAAGGATAATCCTTTGCTGTCCTAACTCATCTAGAACTATTATACGTCTATCTGCGCCTTCAAGACGTAGACGATCGCTACCTACGGAAATATTTCCCGCTGTGATAGTTCCAGATGTGATTTTAGCTGCTGAGAGATCAGATATTTTTGCACTATCAATTGCAGCGTCAGCAATCTTTGCCCCTATGATTGAAAGGTTCGCGTAATCCGCAGAGGTTAACGGTGTGGTAGCTCCCGTTGCTGCGACCGAAAGTGCAGAAGTGTTACCGTTAGCATCCACAGCTCTCACCTGATACGAGTAATTTTGAGCGGTAACTGGAGGAGTGTCAGAGAAAACAGGTGCATCAGATGTCCCTATCAAAACAGTATTTCTAAATATCTGATAGGTAGCAACTGGCTTGTTAGTGGGTGCGCTCCAAGTTAACGTGATAGATCTAAAAGAACTGCTCACAGTAAAAGCCGAGGGGGTATTGGGGAGTGTTAGATCAGGGATAGCAATAAGTCCTAGATCCTCGGCAGAAATTTCTTCAGACACGTGAGGGTTAAATGCTGTCGCAGCGTTACCTTTTTGAACCTGAACCCCATCTATGAATATGTATCCCCCGTTTGCTGTGAACTTAAACGATGCCCAAACTCCTAACTCTGGAATAGTGAAGGTTGAACTGAATCTTCTCCACTCAACAGGGTCAAGCTCTTCGGGATCTATAAGTCTCTTACCCTCAGCTTGAGTATACTCCTTAATAATCTCATTGTTTTGATTGTAAACCAGTAGGTTGAAAGAGTGATTTGCTCCAGCTTGCGCTAATAGCGTAGCTCTTAGCAGCTCTACAGATACGCTGAAAGTTCCTTTAGGTCGTATCACAAACTTCTTAGATACTAATGTAGTAGAGGTCAGCCTCAAAACTTTTGAAGTTCCGTTTAACGGATCAGCGTAAGGTGCACTCGGAGAGGATAAAACTTCTCCCCCAACTCCCTCTACAACCCAATGATTTAAATCCTGCTCAAACGATCCATTTCTTACCAAGTTTACAGAGGTTAATTGTCGGACGTCATCAAACGATTTTTCTACAGAAAGCGTTGAGCGAGTCCGTGCAGAGATGGGATTACCCCAAATCTCGTCCCCTAGTATCTGGGTGAGAGGATCCTGAGCTGCTACCCTAAACTCGTAAGCGGTATCTGATTCACCTTGATCAAACAGTCCTGAAGGATTCATATCCAAGTAAACAGTTTCCCCTACTTTGCGATACTGAATCCTGTAACCTATAATATCAACTTCGCTCATGCGATCAAAGAAGATCATGATAGTTTCAAAGGCTACTTCAACAGTAAGGTTCTCAGGAGGCAACGGTGCAGAATTTGTGAAAGAGATAGTTTCAGCTGGACCTTCTACGAACCCTATAGAAACTGCTGACACCCAAACAGTATAACTACGCTTAGCCATGGGGTCTACAAGGTAGAAAAACTCTTGAACATTGTTTGCAAGAATTACAGAGGTTTCAAAAGTTGCACCTTCTCGGATGATGAAGTGATGAACAAGATCCTGCTGATCGGGTTCAATAGTCCAGTTAATGTAGAACCCTGTTCTCGTCTGAGTAGTCGTCAATCCTAAGATCTTTTTAGGAGGTATTCCCACCTGACTAGTGCTAGCAAAATTATATGTCCAAGTAGGCATTAATGCTAAAGGAGGAGTTTGTCCGAAGGTGTTAGAGGGAACAACCTTAACCTCATGTGGTCCAGCTGGGTGTCCCTTTAACGTGTCCCCATAAAATACTGACTGTGTCTGGAAAGATCCCACAGGAACTCCAGCCACAAGTCTACGAGTCCACACTTCAAAATCTCCAGAGTAAAAGCGATACTGGTTATTTGGAAAGGTCACACTTACCACAGTCCACACTTGGTTGTCACTCTTAGAGTAGACCGCAAGAAAGGATACGGATGTAGGTCCGGGTATGTTGGATGGATCACCAATTGCTGAGTAATCTGTAGGAGTAGATACTACCTGATTTTCACTATCCTCAAATTTGTTACGATTTAATTCTATCGCGGTTATCTCAATAGCATCAGGGTTTCCGTCCACCTCGGCAATGTTCGTTACCCTGAACGGTTTAGGTGCGCCGATACCGATTGGGGCTCCCGCTTGGTTATACTGACCCAAGGTGAAGGTGCAGAACTCTGGAACATCCTCTGGCAATGCTGAAGTTAAATTGAATTGGGTAACGAGTCCACTAGAGGGAGTTGTTACTACCCTAGATATTATTCCTTGGGGAACACGGAAATGCGCTTCATACTGAACTCCAGCTTCTAAAAACAGTGGGTCTCTTAAGGTTGCTTGAGTTCTTCCAACGTTTAGAGATTTAACCCTTCCCGATAATGCATAACCCAAATCAGAATCTGATACCAAGATAACGTCAAAAGGATTCACGGCTGAACCCAAACGGTTTGTCTTGAATGATACCATCATTGTTTCAGTGGTGGCACTATTCATTCTGTAGTAAGCACGTCTCAGAGCTTCAGATTCCGAGTTACATCCTACAGCAATAAAGTCAAACGGGATCCTCCCATAAGTGTCTATGTGTGTGGGGTTTGTTACCCTACGTCTATCTTCCTCATAGTTCAACTCTGGGTTCTTAAACGAAACTGTAAGGTCATTGAAGCGGGTATTGATGTCTGTGTAACTGTAGCTAAACCCAGCTTCCTCTATATTCTCATAAGTGAATAGGTGGCTTGCGGCATCGTTACGATCAACCTTAAGAACTAATGTTCCGTTCCCATCATCGTAGACGGTTCCCCCCATTGTTCCCGCGATATATCTAGCTCTCTCTAATCCTGATGTCAGCTCTTGAATGTAGTCACTGAAGGTAAACCTAGGCTCACTTCCCCCAACACCGTTGGATACTACCTCATCACACCAAACGGCAGCTTCGTAAAAGTCGTACTTATCAACAAATAAAGGATTGATACTACTGATACCGTAACGGTCGTTGACTATGAAATCATATAAGCACCAAGCGGGGTTATCAGTATACTCAAATTTAAAAGCTCCGTTCCAATTGCCTACGTAGCTTTTAGTTGCAGAATTATAATTTGTCGGAACCCGTATAATTGCTCCCCGATAAATCCCACTAAACTGCGGCACAGAAGAAAACTGATTAGTGGCTCGCGCTATAATTTGAACTGTAGAGGTATTAGCAAATTGTCTCGGTCCAGTTTGAACAGCTTGATAACTTTCCCAAGCAATATCTGTTGCGGCAGCATTTGTGCTGTCAGGAGATATTTTAGTTACTTGAACTTGCCAAAACCACTGGTCAGTATTTCTTAAGGGGACTCTAATCTCTTTAACGTAAACAGATGTGGTCTTACCTCTGAGGTTTACATTGAAGGTGGCTCTAGGTGCACCCCAAGATGGATCAGTGCTTCTCTTAACGCGCACCTCAACAGCTAAATCATTTTCGTAGATGCCGCTATCGTTTTGAAGAAACAGTTGACTAATAGTAAAGCGAAGATCTAAAGCGTCAAAGTTCTGTGTAGAAATCTGACGGGTTACAGGGATCCCCGATGCTAGGGTTGTTCCTACGTTAAAATTGTCGGTGATTCCTCCAAGCGCAGGTACGATGGGAGTCTCCCCTCCCAATTGCGCTCCAGCTTTGAAGTATAGTTCAAAGTATTCAAAGTTAAAAGTTCCGTCAGGGTTCTCTAAAGGGGTGTCTCCTACATAGAAAGTTTTGCCTCCATTTAGGAGTCCACCTATAGGTCCTTCGCAAAGAGCTAAGATAACTTCTACAGTATCCGCAGAACGTAGGGTGTCTGGGGTTCTAGTAAAAGCTGGAGCAGAACTTTGTTTCTGCTTCCCTGAACCTGAACCTGTTAAAGTTTGACCATCTTGATCAATCAAGATAATCTCTTTATCTTCAATCTGTTCTGTAAGTTGAATATTGCGGCGGATGATTTCTTGCATGATGGGATACTACGCTAAGTTTGTATTAATTGCCATATCTAGTGCACGAACATCAAAAGAAATGAAGTGTCCGAATATCCGATTAACTCCGTAAGCGATAGGGATAGGAGTTCCAAGTTTTGTGGTATTGCCCGATGATCCGAGGTAACGAGAACCTTCTGGGTCGGTCGCAGCTGCGGCTCCTGTATCGCGTTGAGGAGCAGGTTGAAACAACTGCATCACGCCTCCTAGTGCCATAGCTATTCCGAAGGAACCCACTGCCGCAGCCATCGTCTTACTTAAGATAGCCGGGGCAAGGTATGGGGCAGCTACAGCAATCGCTACACCGATCACAATAGTAAAGAGAGCTCCTAATCCTCTACCTCCTCCACTTCCCATCATAGCTGGAACGAGATGTAGTTCGTCAGATGTCCAAGGTAGCTGCAATTGAGTACGACACTGAACGCCTACCACTTGAACGACAGGTTTCTTATTTACTTCTACCTCTTTCATTTCTGGGTATAGATGAATCATCGCTCTTAGAGCTTCCATAGCAGTCTCCGCGTTAACCCACACCTCTTCCGCAGGTTGAAACTTCTTAATACTTCCGTGGAAGAAAATTCTAATTTTGCGTAGTTTGGAAGATTGCTCCATCTTTTACCTCGTAGATTCTTATTTCATCTTTAGCCACAATTATATGCTTTAACTCTGGATAGTTCAAGAAGCCAACGTAATCATTAGCACTTAAATTTGCATTGTCCGTAGGGTGTGTGTGCCATGTAGCTTTGGTCTTATGCTCACCTGAGAAAACATATGTTTGCAAATCATCAGGGTTAAACATAAAATTATCATTAGGTTGAGGAGAAATGTTAAGCGTTTCCACTACCTCTAAAATTCTACCGTTAAGGGTGATGAACCCTATGCGCTCATTCTCGTCAAGTTTATCTTTTAAAGAAGCAATAGTTTTAGATGTCAGTTTCATAAATTTCTCGTAAGTAAATTAGATATATCATAATCTAAACCTTTAGGTTCTTCAATAGTTATTTGCTTATGTCTCAATATTCCGGTCATAGCATTTCTAAACGGACCTCTGAAACTATCGCAGCTACTGAGACGAGATTGAAGGTGGTGAACTAATTTACCGTTACCCACATAAATTGAAGCATGTGAAGGGTATATGGAATTAAACGCCATAAGTATTAAGTCGCCCTCCCGAAGCTGATCCATCCTAGCATCTACTAATTCAAAACCTTCTCTGTGAAAATTGTCGTAGTATAAGTTAAATCCTAAATCTATCCAGTTGTTTGGACGAGCATAATCCCTAAGCAATATATTAAAATTATCCCTGTAGAAGTCCCTGACAATTGAGTAACAATCTTGTGACCCAGCTATAAAGGTTCTCCCTAATAGATGTTCATATTTCAGCTCTATGTAACTAGGATTAAATCTCATAATCTTACCGCAGGGTATTCAGGTGGAAGAAACTTTCTAGGGGGCAATTGGAATTGAGGACCATCTACAGGGTTTCGTAATTCAAAACTAATCACAGCCTTGTTTATAACTATGACCCTACTGATATACCAAGAGTGCTGCTCAAAAATATTTAGATTACTATCCAAGTTGCTCTTGAGAACTCGGATACGTTTTACGATCGCCTTCTCCATCGCTCCAGATATAATATACTGAGACAAGATTCCCTCAGGGTTGGCAATAGAGAGCGTAGGTCTGGAAAGTTCCTGATCCGAGTTGTTGGAATATCCTGTAACGTTTAGAGCTAAACCTTCCCACGTGTGACCTTGCCAAGTTACCGTGTTGTCATTCTTAAGGAAAATTGTTCCTCCTCCGATAAGCTCTAGCCTAAATAATTCTACTATTGCTTCAGATGTTAGTTTCACCCTATCAATGTTGTGTTGAGCATTAGTTGACATCTTTAAGCCCTAAGGTTGAGAAGTTAAAAGTATTTCAAAAGGTGGCAATTGCCCCATACCAGTTCGGTAGGCTGTAGGAATAATCAAAGGATTTTTAAATCTTACAGTGACAGTTCCGTCCACCGCGTGAACAAACAAGAAGCTGGCATGTAGTTTGTGAAATAAGTAAAAATCTTCTAAGCGTAGAATGTTGCGGGTGGGGTTAATTGCTCGGTCATACACTCCACCAACGTTTCTATAATACTGCATCCCTTGAAGAGATAGACGATACTCAATCTGATCTGGAGCAGGTGAGGGACTTCTAAACTCGTACGAGTTCCCGAACTTAACCCCCACACCAGTTTGTGGGTAGACCTTCTCTATAGTGTGCATTGGAAAGTTAAAAGTTTGCATCTAAATCGCTACCTGTTTAATGAGTTGTCTTATACTCCCACCTCTAGCAATGTTATCAGATATGATTGCGATAACGTCACTAGGACCAATTGGTGGAGCAGCGTCTGGTGATACTACGTAAACATTAACGAGTCCGTTGGAACCTGAACTACTAGAGCTTGGGCTACCTAAATTTGAGGATCTAGCATTTCCAGCTGCTGCTCCTCTATTGATTCTCTCTAACGCCTCAACTCCAATAGTGTCAACTGCTTTTTTGTTAACAACATATTCTCCGGGCATAAGCATAGCCGGAACAGAATCTCTGTTAGGTCTGCCGCCTCTAACTGGACCTCCAGAGGCGAACCCTATAGCCTTTCTCAAAAACGAGAAGCCCTCTCCGGCTACTGAGCTCCCAGCTGCCCCGCCTCCAGAGTCAAACAGAGAGGAAAATATTCCCTCTGAAACTCTTTGAGAAGCAATCTCAGTTAGGTTACTTAGTACAGATGTCGTCATATTCCGGAAGGAGGCTCCAATCGTTTCCGTACCTGTCACGAATCCAAAGACCGTATCTCCGAAGGCAGATTGAGTGGAGTTAAATGCCTCGTTTAAGGCATCGCTGACCGAGACTCCTAAGGTGCGTAGCTCAGTTACTTGAGCTTCCTTATTCTGTATAAACGTCTCAACAGCCTCTCCAGCTGTTTGAGGAACTATTTCTCCTCCAATTGCCAATGCTTGTTTGTTTAGTTCTGCAATCTCTCTGAAGAGGGTTCTCAACTCGTCCCTGCTAGCTAAAATCTTTTCATCAAACTGTCTAAGGTCTTGCTGTATCTGATTACCCTGACGACTTAAATCTCTCTTCTCACGATTGGTTGTAGCCCCGCTCAGTCTTTCCCCTAATCCTGCAAGACTTTCCTGACTAGCATCTCTTTGAGTCTTTAAATCATCTTGTGCTTTTTGGAGAGCTCTAGCCTTATTCACTCTAGGAGTAATTTCAATAGCCGCAAAATTCGTAACCTCTGCGTTATCTTTTGCTCTTTGAGCAATGTCAATTTGATCTTGAGAAACCTTACCTCTATTTTGTGGTGCTGCAAAGGTCTGTAATACTCTATCTAGATTATCTACATTTTGTCTTGCCGCTAAAACCTCATCCTCAAAAACCTGATTAATATTATTAACAGACTTCGTGAAATCAATAAATGCTTGCTCTAAAGGATTGATAACTATCGCATCAAATTGCTTAGCCTTCTCAGCTTGATCTAAAAGAATTGAATCATACTCTGCTAGGGCTTCCCGCTGTAGATCTAATCCCTTTTGAGCCTCTACTGATGCAATTTTATCTGTAGCTTCTTGAGGGCTCAACCTCGGATCTCTTTGAAGCGCAAAAGCGTTAGGTTCAAACTCCTTTTTAAATGTCTCAAACAAAAGTTCGCTCCGACGGTTAAGTATTTCCGCCAGCTCGTTACTTTCTGCACTAGAAACCCCTTGGTCTCTTCTAGTTATATTTTTTTTAAGTTCAGATAGTTGTACATTTAAGCTATCTAATTCTAAGTTTCTAGATACATCATCCGCTTCCAAGGTCAAGGCATTAAAATTCTTTAAGGCTATAGCCGCAAGCTCTATAGTTTTATCTAGCCCTGACACTTGAGACGTTGAAAATTTAACCTCCCCCTCTTTAAGAAACTGACTGGCGTTATCTAATGCAAATTTAAATGCCTTTGAAATCGCCTCTGCTTGAAACTTTACAGACTCATCGCTAGAATCTTCTCGTTTAGTTGGGAACTCTCCAATGTTACCATCCCCTAAATCAAACCGTGTGTTAGGTAAGCTCTTTTGAAGCTCAGGACTAGCAACAGCTTTAGTCAGCGTATCTAGACTATTAGTTAACTGATCAAATACTGCCTTAGCTGTTTGCGCTTCAGGACTAGTGGGATCCAGAGCTGTGAGACCTCCTCTGGCTCTATCTTCCCTAACCTTTGCATCCTTTGCTAAGCCAAGCGCTTTATCCACTTGTTTTTGTTGATTTTGTTGACTAACATTAAGACGTTCTAGATTAGCTATAAATGCTTCTTGAGTTTCCTTGTCCCCAATAGCTCCTGCTTTTCCAGTGTCTATTTGTATCCGCAAGTTTTCTAGGACGGAAGATAGATCTTTAAACCCAAGAGCCTCTGGGACGGGTACGCCCCCTCGGATTAGATTCAAAGCGTCAAAGGATCTAGAAGCCGCTTCTTCTTCAGTAAAGCCTTTCAAGGTTTGAATGAGACTCTGTAAAACTTGAGATTGTAATGCTTCGGAATCACTTAAACGTTCCTCGTTAGGGAAGGTATTTGCGAACTGATCTTTTACACCCCTTTGGGTAACTATACTTTTAAAAAATCCTAAGATGCCCTCAGTTTTTATCGGTCCGAAAGTGTTCCGAGAAACTTCGTTAAAACCCTTAATAAGGTTAGAGTTTAAATTGTCAGCCACCTCTTGAGAAGTCAGTATCTGTCTCTCACTATTTTTTGCAATCTCTATATCCAGCTTCAAAGATTTTTCAGAATTTTTATCTATATTCTCCGTAACTCTTGCCATGGTTTGTTCATAGCTAGCGTTATTCGGTAGTTTTCTAAAGTCCTTCTCTGTAGATCCTGTTAGGTTCAAGGTCTTTATAAATTGCGCTAACTCTGGAGAACCGTCCTTTAATACAGATTTTCTCTGTATTAAATCCGATTGAATAGCTATAAACTGATCCCGCTTACTGTTACTAGTGTTTTGATTTTCTAATACCTCTTTACGCTCATTTTGCAGATTTAGAATTTTCCCCTCAAATTGAGAAGCATCATCTAATGCTTCATTGTAATCGCTTAGGGCAAATGTTGCTGCGCCTATTGCCGCAGCTATAGCTGTGAAAAAAGCTCCAACAGGCGTGGCTATTAATGCGAGGAAACCTGAACCCATTAATGTAAATCCTAGCCTTAGTACAGTTGCAGCCTTGCTTATTCCTAATAATCCTCTCAGAAGTTGTGCAGTCCAAGCTATGATCCTTAAACCTAGTAGCGCGGTAATTCCTGCAACCACAAATCCTATTTGATCCGAGAACTGAGTTAAATAATTGACAAATTCAGTAGTGCTAATAAGTAATTCTTTAGTCATTTCTAGATAGGGAGACAAAGAAAGTTGAACGAGATTCTGGAATGTGGCTACAAGATTTTTTACGATGTTGTTAAAAGCCTCCATTTGTATCCGCGCAGCTTGTGCGGCATCGTCTGTACCTATCAAAGCCAACGCTAATTCTTTTGTCTTTGTAGTGCCGTTTGCAAGTCCTGAAAAAGCTCTAGCTGAGCGAAGCTCTAAAAATTCTAAGGCTGAAGCTGTGGTAAATCCTGCCTCCCTCAAGTTTTCAATTACCTTAGTAAGGCCTAAAGTTTCAATACTAACGTCAGCGAACCCTAAGCCTAAGCGAGTAATTTCTTCAGTTAACTTTGCAGAGGGAACTCTCAAATCATTTATGAGTTGTGATATTCCTGTTCCGATTGTGGAACCTGAACGAATACCTGCGTCAGCTAATGTTCCGAAAGACGCTACAAGTTCTGTGAATGAGATGTTAGAATCTGCGGCAATGTTACCTGCGTACTGTAAAGCTAAACTTATTTGATCCAGTGATAGTTTAGAATCATTTAAAGCTTTCACCATCACGTTAGCAACGGTTCCCATTTGGGAGGCTTCCAATTGGAACACTGTTAGAACGGTTGTCGCAATATCTGTTGCCGCTGCGAAATCCGTACCACTTGCTGTGGCTAGTTCAGCGATAGCCCCAATTGAACTTTTAATTTGATCTACAGAGAATCCAGCTTGTGCAAGAGTGACTGCTGCTTGAGCAACTTCTAGAGAACTAAACTTAGTAGTGCTACCGACTTTTTGGAACACTTCAGATAGTGATGTGATACTTTTTTCGCTGCTCAGAGATATTGCCTGAACATTTTTTAGAGCTTCGTCATAGTCAGCGATAAACCTAAGAGATCCTTGAAACCCTTGAAGAGCTAGATTTTGAAGAGCGTTGTTGAATCTAAGTAGCACTTGAGTTTTAAATAGTCTCGCTCCACCATCAGCGAACAGCCCCTCTAATCTGCCACCTACGCCACCACCGCCTCCCCCCCCGCCGCCTTGAGCTAGTTGAGAGTTTAATCTATTTATCTGAGCTTGTTGTTGGCCCACCAATGCGAGTTGTTTTTGTAGCGTAAAGTTCTGCTTACCTAAGGAGGATTCTTTCAACTTGCCGAGTCTTACTAGATCTTCATCTTGTTTCTTTTGCAAGGTTTGAAGTTTAGAGTAGGCCTGTAAGTTTCTAGTTAAACCTCCAGTGCTTTCAAGTAACTGCTTGCCAGCTTTTAGTCTATCCTTCGCAGTTTGTGTAGCTTCCTTCTCAGCTGTAGCTTTTGCCTTGCTGATAGCTACTTGAGCCTCAGATACTCTTTTAGCTTGTGCTAAAACTTGTGCCTCATCGTCCTTCCTAATTCTAGCCTTTGAAGCGTTAATAGCTACTCTAGCCTGTTCCCTTCTGTTCTCCAATGCCGTAGCTTGTACTTCTCTCTCTTTCTCAGCGGCAGCTTTTTCTTTACTAGCTTGCAATTCAATTGCAGCGGTTTTTTTAAGCTCTGCGGATCTTTCCTTCTCATTGAAAGCATTTATCTTATCAAGTGTCGCAACTCTCTGCTCTGGATCTAAGCCCTTCTTTTTGGTGATAGCTATTAAGCCATCTTGGTCAAGGCTTTCAGGACGTCTAATATTCTGATTGACTCGCTGCTTTATAACTCTATTAGCTGCAATCTGAGATTTATCAAAAAGCTTTTGAGCAGCAAGTGCCGCGTTTATCTGCTCGGTAACTTCTTTGTGAAGCTTTAAAGATTCCTGAAGCTCTTTATTTTCTAAGCCCTTTCCCGCAAGCACTTTACGCCCAATGTCGGTAGCTAGTAGCTGTTCCTTATTAGTCAACTTGCGTAGATTTAATTCCGTACGCTGCGTCTTGGAAATTTCTCTACCTAGATCTGCAACTTTTCTCGTAGAGGCTTCTCTCTCTTTTAAAGCCCCAGCAACTATATTCTCAGGTTCAGCTCTCAATCTTCTTGAGCTAAGTTGTCTCTCACTTTCCCGTAATCTAGCAGGTACTCCCAAGTCCTGATCTTGCCGAGCTTTTGTTCTCTGACGGGTCTTAGTTATCAGTTTAACATCTGCCTCACTAATGATGCTGAGCGGGTTCTTCCCTATATCCTTTATGGTCTTCTCTACCTTTTTAAGGCTGCCTAAGACATCGTCAATAGTCTCCTTGAACCTGTCAAACTGCTTCTGACCCTTACTGAGGTCTGCATCAATATTAATAATTCCATCTACTTGCTCAACCATTGTCTATTCCACAGTGAAATTATTAGCCGCCCATGACCTTATGAAAGTCGCTTACAGAAGTTATCTGATTAGCAGAGTTATTCTTATTAGGCTTAGCAAATATGGCGGAAGCCGCTAACAGTAAGCTTTCATAATTCTGCATAACTAAAATCTCTTCTTTTTGAATGTACATGGAAACTTTTGTATCAACATCTAACACAGTATATCTCCAGAACACATCTAAAGTCAATTCAGAAGGAACCTTATTGAAGGCTAAACAACAAGCTTCTTCAAAGCCTAGATCTCTGTGCCATCGGTTAAGGACGCTGGGACCTTCAAGCTTGTCGCTTGATCCATTAAGGTTTGCATTACGTCCTTCTTGCGCTCCACCATCGTCATTTGTTTTTGTTGAATATCTAACAAAAAATCAATTACGTGTCCCATAACCCAGTTGGCAAATTCCCCGCCATCCTCTACAGACAGCCCCTCTAGAATCTCATAAGCAAATTGCTTATCAATGTCTGCGACCTCGCCTGTTAGTAGGTCCACTTTAAGGATAGCTTCTAAGGCAAGCGTGTTTAAAAATGCTGGGTTGTTTGCAGAGTTAACAGCGTCTCCTAAGTCATTAAATATACTAGCCAACCTAGATACCTTACCAAAGCTCATGAACACTTTTAGCTTATCTGAAGTTTCTACACCCTCAGCATCTACTGCCTTAGTGTTTAGAAAGAATGTGAAGTCTCTAGTTTGAAGCGAAACAGACTTTTTCTCGGTAGGGGTAGCTTTTTTTACAGATGTAGACATTTGAAATCCTAAAGTTGTATGTTATTGTTATGCAATAATTACATAGTAGTAGAAGTTTGTAAAGAAAAAAGCCTCCAAGTGTGGAGGCTTTTTCCGTATGAGGTATAGATGGTAATTTAAAAGTGCATACCTTGAGAAGTTCTTGCAAGCATAGATTGAAAATATGGGTCTGCAAAAAGAGGGTGATCGTCCAATACTGGATAAGGAGTAATTTCAAAAGGCATCTGTCCGAAGGTTGAAGCTAGAGTTAAATTAAAGCCTGTCAAAATACGAACACTTGGGAAAGTCATCACGAACTGCTGATTGTTTTGTAGAACACCAACGATTTTAGCTGCAAAGAACGGACTCTCTTCGTTTGAACCTAAGTGAATAGGTACTACTTTACCGATACGAGTGTTTGCTGCGAGCATAGCTACGGGAACAGGTGAACCGATAAAGGTCAAAGTTGTATTGCCTGATGCGAATACCGGAGCTGCGGATAGTCTAGAAATATATACATGATCGTTTAATCCTGCAATTCTAATAAAGTCTCCAATCGCAAACTGGGGTGTTAAATCCGTAGCTAACGTCAATGTCGTAGCTAAAGCTGCAATGTTGGCTTGCAACGGATAAGTCACTGGAGGCACACTGGGGAACAAAGTTCCGTCTTGTGATAATCCGAAAGCTAAGTTTCTCTTAGTGATCTCATAAACCTCAGCCGTCAGTGTTATTTTTGCACCTGACTTAAACGATGCCACGACACTATTTTGCAGACCTTGGGTTAATTCCTCTACTGTACTTTCAGAGGAAACAGACACACCTTTGGTTAATCCGATAGAGTGTGCTGCAGGGTTTAATGATAGAGTCTCAGCTCTTGTTCCTAACATGACAGTAAAACTTCCCGCCATGAAATTAGTGGTTCTTGCTTCACCTGCCATTTGTAGTCTCCTGATTATATGTTTATATTATACTAACTTAAGAAATGTTTGTATGCAAGTCACAAATGATGTTTACACCAATATTCTGAAGGGTTCTAACCTCAGACTTCAAAACTGGAAAAAGTTCTGCATCAACAACTGTAGCATTGGCATTTATTAAGCTCTGATTATTTGTGAAGTCCCGAATAGGGATAGTTTGCTTAGGGTAGAAAGCAGATAATAATTCGCCGAGTTTACGGTGGTGATTATCCAGTGTGGTGTTATCCGATACTGATATTGCTATCATCGCTGCGAACCTGAAGAACCCGTCAGTGACATCACAAGCTACGTTCATCAATCCTACGAAGGAGTTATCTGGGTAGCCCACTTTTTCAGCGTGTTGATCAAAGTCAAAATAATAATGATCATGAGGCAATTGCTGCCAGCTGTTTTGTCGGAAAGAAAATAACCTATCTTGATCTTGCCTATACGTAACTAGAGAGGTATTTTGAGGGAAGGTAATCCCTGAAAAATCCGATAGGTTACTTCTAGACCAGCTGATGAGGTAGTGTTGTAAAGATGTCATGACATCATAATAATGATTTCGCATTACTTTAATTCCTTCTTCAACTTATTAAATATTGCTCTAGGTATTCTTTGAGAGACAAAGTAACGTAGTGTGGGACCTATGAGAGGTCGGTAATTTGCTGAAGAGGAATTCAACTTTACTAAGTCCTCTTTAGACAGCAACGCACCTAACTGGTTTTCTAGATAATTCAAATATAATCTCTTTGATAAGTTTGGGGCTATCTGCACCTTGATACTAGAATCTTTGTCACTTACCCTAGCCTTAGCTTTGCCCAGTACTCCCAGAACGCTACGTGGTCCTATAGCCCCCAGACTCGCGGCCAAGTCTCCCTTAGCACTAAAAAATCTATCGTTGCCACCTTCAGCGGCAGGAAAATTCTTTCTGCTCTTTACCTTTATCCATTCAGGGGTTAGAGGAGTCCACTTCGGGACTCTTGATTGATTCCTCACAACTTTAAAAATGTTTGAGTAGCCCTTGGAGGTATTGTTTATCTCGTTAGCGATCCACTGGAACATAACTCCTATTTGCCTGTCGCTCTCTTCCCTAGCAATCTTATTTACCCTAGTTTTATACTTAGCAGTTATAGGTTTAACAAGTAGCTGAGCTATGTTTACTTTTTTAGATGTTGAGATCTTTACCTTAGACATCAAAATTTTCCCCTGCTAACCAGAACCTCGTCACTCCTAGAGTACGCTCTACTCTTCGGATTAAGGTTGTTCCCAATAAATCCCCAATGTTTACAGGTGTATTCGTAACACAGACACTATGATCATTTGGAACTCTTAAATTATCCTCTATAGGGGCAAGAGACTCTCTGGAAAAATACACTGTCCCCGCATTGACGTAGCCTTTTACACTTCTCAAAGTAGTGTCGTTAATTGTTTCCGTTGGTGTTTGTCTCACTGCTTGTTCTTGCAACTCTAAACACTTAAAGGTTGTGAATTGAATACTGCCTATATCTGAGACGCCATTATCCATTAGTAGGTACTTACGTTGGTCAGACCCTACTAAGACTGTGCCTACGGAAACATTACTCTTTGACGATACTTTCAGACCTCTGAAGGGCTCACTAAATCCTGAACTACGATTAGTTCTAGGGTCTATAAGTTGAGCCATTACTTTTTTAGATGTTCCAAGCTCGGAAAACTCCGCAGTAAAGATCCGGATAATAGGAGCTAAGTTTGGCAATTGATAGCGCATATTGCTAACCTGTTAAAATGTCTAAGGGACTACTTAAGGAGAGAACTTCAAAAGCGGCTGAGCCCGATCCAGAGAGTTGTGAGATAGCGGAATTTAGATCCGAGATTACTCTTTCTGAGATCTTTTTAAAGTCTATCATCTGGAATCTAGCGAAACTTACACTCTCACTTCCAGCTTTTTGTAGAGCTTTTAACTCAACATTCGCCATGGCTCGGTGAGCTGTTTGATACTTGATAGCGTCATTTAATAGGATGTTGTTATAATCCCCAGAGATCATGTAGGCGTTAAAGTTGGTATCGCCTATAATCTTTTTTATATCAAATAAAGCTGGAGTGATCTCTAAATCTTCAGGATAAATTTCACCTTCTTTAAGTCCCATGTAACTGATAACGTTTTCAGCAGTCACAGACAAAGGATAGAAGTCTGTGATCATGTAGTTTTTTGTAACCTTATGATTCTGACCCTCGTAGATATATTGCACTAAAGCAGTTCTCTTCTCAAAATCTAAGCCCCCAGCAATCGTATTTAAGTAAGCTGGAATATTTAAAGATACCCGACTTCCTGAAACTCCTACCACTACGTTGGTGAAACCAGCGATAGCAGCTCCAGAGTTATTGTAAATAGTGTATGTGGCTTGAAAATTGTCAGGAGTAACGTACTCCCCATCTATAAAAAATGGCAAACTTATAGTGTAAGCTTGACTTCTTATAGCTTCCATATTCCTACCTAATCAACTTGAGGTCTTTTAATGACTGCTTTTTTAGATTCACCTGCTCCAGTTTCTGTAGAAATTGTAACGTTTCCACCCTGTCTAACAGCTTTCGTGTGTTGAGTACTATCTTTTTTACTCTTGAGAGCTAGATCTAGGGCTGCTAGAGCATCCTGTTCATAGAACTCAGCTGTTAGATTACCTTGCCGTTTCAGTTGTCCCCAAGCAACTCCGAATTCTGCATCACTGATCCCCTCAGGAACTTCATCCTCTTTAAGTACGATAATTACCTCTACAGGTAATTTATAATTGGTGCCATAAACTGGGGATAATCTTGCTTCCAAGAACCCTGTAAGCTCAGGCACAAGGTGCGGTCTGCCAGCTGTTATGATGATGCCTGATTGGGTATCTTGCAACATTTTACTATCTAGTGTCTTTACAACGAAACTCATTTTTATTCTCCGATTGAAGTTATAGGTAAGGTAGGAAAGAAGCTCTTCCCTACCTTACATTAAGATTATTAAAAAACTATGCTGCGTAGCTGAAAGCTTGACGAGATAGTGGGTGAGGCATGTAGTATCCAATGTTTTGAGTACGTACAAATCGGATAGTCTGATTTGTAATTACACGGTCATTTTCAACAATGTCTGAATTTACTTCAGTAAGTTCTTCTAAACATTCCCCACGAGTGATCCCAATAATGACACTTGCCGCAACTGTTGGAGCAATAACAAAATTGATATTGTAGTTCATGAAAGAGATACCCGGCAACAGGTTAGGACCTAGACCCAAACCGTTTAGTGCTTGAGCTTCTGAAGTACCGCCAGCTGTTACAATTGGAGTAAACATAAATGCGTAGTCAGCATATGTTTGATAGTTTCCAATCAACGTATCAATTTGATACCCTGCTGCTGCACGTTGCACCAACCACAAGAGTAGGGCTTTGTACTGTAGAAGTCCGTTTGATCCGCCTACCTGAGTTTCGTTTACAACGCTAATTGCTCCAGCTACGCCGTCACCATTAACTAGTAATGTAATAGCATGACGCAATTTGTCTAATTCAAACTCACGATTTGCACGATTGATGAATGGAACAAACATGTCAATCGCTGAGCGACGAGCTAGTTCATAAGTCAATTCATATCCCTGACCCAGTTTGAAGAAGCGTACGTTCTTATCGCTTGAAACAATCTTGCGAATAGGAACTTCACCACCTTCAGAAATTTGGAACATTTTCAAAGCATCATGCTCATGAGTGTCAAGCTCAGTCATGAAGATAACTTGATTTCCAGTTACTGAGCGAGATTGTGAAATGATTGGCTCTACAGTTACAATCTGATCTTGCTTTGATTTCCACTCAACAATGTTGAGCAAAACTTCAGGGAAGAACAAGCGAGTTCCGGGTTGAGAGTAGAAAGTATTTGAAGATAGTTGAATATCAGCTTTACTGTTCTTAACTGGGAGACCTAAGAATTTCAAAGATGTTTCCCAACCGTTTAGGTCTTGCTCAGGAGTTACGGCATAATCTAAGTATTCTCGTAGACTTAGACCGTAATCGCTGGCCTTACTGACTAACTCTGCTCCGGCTAGTCTAGTAGAGTCAATCTTAGCAGCCTCGCCCAATAATCCGCTGAGAACTAACTCTGCGGCTTTAGATTCAATATTTTTAATTTGTGATAACATGTCATTTTTCCTATTTATGTGAGATTGTTATACAACGCCGTAGCCGTTTATGTATCCGAAGAGAACGGTAACTAGCTGGTTTACATTGTCTCTAGCAATTACTGTGGTATTATTTCTACCAGTAGCTTTTCGCACAGTACCACCGCCGCCACCGATAATAGAATCTCCAACTGCTACAGTATCGCCTGTAGTAAACCTAAAGCGCATACCACCGTTAAGTTGAACAGTTGCGAGAGTCACGCCCTCTTGAACCCGTTCTTCTACAATCTTGACACCACCCAAAATAGGCGCACCATTTGCGGCTGGGATTACAGTGTTGTTGGCATTAAGTGCAAGTGTTACAGGTGTAAATGCACCTGATGCTGCTTGCAAATCAGACGTGGCTACAGTAAGACCTGCGCCCGCGTTAAATACTGCGGCTAAAGTTTGACCTACTCCTGTAATTGTAACGCCGCCACCGGCTAGATTACTTGTCATGTTACTACTCCTTAAATATTATTGTTATTTTATTTTTTAGTCTTGTAAGATGATATAGCATCTTTATTATAATTACTATCTTTTTTTCTTGTCAAGTTATCTGCGGCTAAGGATACCCCACCTGTTGGCAACTTACTAAGTTTCTCTTGGAAGGAAGCAATACCTTGAAGTAATTCCACGACACCTTTAGGAGCTTCCACCTTAGAGTTGCCTGAAGCAACTGAAAGATGTGTGTAACTTTTTTCAATGAACCCTAAGCACAACGCTAGGTCTTTTTTGTTGACCTCAGCCTCAGCTTTTAAAGCTGTAAACTCGGTGTGTTTCAATTCTAAAGTTTTCACCTGAGCAGTCAAAATTTTATTGTCCGCTGTAAGCTCAACAAGTTTATCAAAAGTTGCTCCGAGTTGTTCAACTTCTGCAACTGGAACTTCTGCAACTGGAACTTCTGCAACTGGAACTACTGCAACTGGAACTACTGCAACTGGAACTTCTGCAACTGGAACTACTGCAACTGGAACTTCTGCAACTGGAACTTCTGCAACTGGAACTACTGGATTTTCATTTGGCATTTTACTCTCCCCTTCAAGGGTTAAAAAGACTGGAATTTGTTTAAATGTTATAATATCAGATTTGTTAGAAGCTGCAAGCCCAAAGTTATCTGTTAACAATTTGGACTGTCTTTTAGACTGAATCTTAGCATTTTTAGCTGCTCCGGCGGTTACTAAAGACATTTCACCGTAACGATTTAACGAGGAGATCACTACGTGAACTCCATCAACGCCGATTACATGTCCCTCAGAACAGGTTTGATCTATCCAGTTGATGACATCAGCGTCAGCAGACATGTAGTCAAAGTCACACTCTGAACACTTTAAATTGTTCATGCTGAATCCAACAGACACTTCATTAATAGTTCCGGACTCTATCTTAGCTACTAAGTCTTGACCTTCAGAAGTGTCTAGAGAAACTAGAAATAAGTGTCTCAATTCGGAGTAGCTCTCACCCCTATCCTCTGCCCCGTGGACTTCACTGTAGAAGATCGTCCCTGCGGGTAAGACCCCAGTGTCGTGCATAAGCTGTAGCGGAACATAACCTTTAGAGTTTACGAATTCTGCCATCTCGTATAGTAGGGAAGCTTCAGCTTTCCCACCATCTACTAAATGTCTGGGTTTGCTCAAGGGTAGCGTGGTAAATGCCACTGTTTCAAATACTGCAATGTTTGAAGAACTGTAATCTGCTCCGAAAACTATGGAGAGTCGCTCTGAAATTTTTTGATTTATAGGTAATCTGCGCATGTTTGTATCCTTACTTAGGGTTCACTATGTACGCAGAAATGGATTGAGATCCCCCGCCGCCTGTTGAAGTTATCCGGATCTCATGAGAAGTTGTTAATTCTATACTGAAACTTGTAGGACTGTTAGAACTTTTTAACTGTTGGGGGGAGTTAACAGTATCTAATAGAGGGGTAACTATTGCTGGGAACTCTTTTAGTCTTGCCTCAAGTTGAATTGTTGCTCCCCCAAACACTCCCCCAATACTCATAACTGCTACCCCGTTAAAGGGGTAAGTTATCCAAGGTGTGTTACCTGTGGTTAGGTTGGTAGCTATAGGTCTTGTAGTTTCTAGGGACATCTTATACTCCAATTAGTTATTTAGTTTGATTACTTCTCGCCGATGCGCTTCCCTTGGGAGCTAAACTCTTACCTAGAGGATCGGTATTTGGAGACATTCCCATGTCCCCGCCTTCCTCTTGCTTTTCTAAGAACCCAGTTCCGCTTATCCGAGGCACTCCATCTGGTGCGAGTCTAGAATACATTTTAATGTGATACTCATCATCCGTGATCATTCCTAAAGAGAGATCCTTTAGAAGTCTTGTTTGCTTCATTATTCTTTGAGGTTCTAATTCTAGGTCAGGACGTAATTCTACGGGAGGGAAAGTACAATTAACGTACCCATCAAAACCCATAAGGCGGATAGCTAATGTCAGTATCCCTTCCCAAGTTTCCGCAACGGGACGATTTAACTCATCAGCGTACATCGCAAACAAGCGAGCTTCTACGGAACTAGTATTTGTTCCAGCCCCGCCTCTACCCAGTACGGTAGACATCGTCTTTAGAGCTGCCTGATTCTGGTCATTGAGAGTGGAGATGATGGATTCAATGTTGGCTTCTGCGCCGTTGCGACCATTCTCTGTAGCTAGGATTTTGAACTCTATGCTATCCATGTGGACTAAAGCCTGATCGGGTCTCAGTGACGACATAGTTGTAGAAATTTGCGCTCTCAATCCACTTAGGTAGTTTCGCATTTTTATAGGATCACTTTGCACGTCAGTAGGAGCAGACTTCCTCGCTATGTCCTCAAGCACTGTTACCTGAATACGGGGAAAGCCGAACTGGATGATCTTATATAGTGTGTTGATAAGGTGTTGCCTTGCAGCAACAGTGTTGATAGCCGCAACGAAGTAAGAGCTACTATACACTTCAGTAGGATCTCTGTGAAAGTAATTAATGAATATCGTAGGGAAATCTAAACTGATCTTACGTCCGCCCTCAGCAACCTGAGTAGGTTTATACAGACCCGGTGCGCTCTCGGTAAACTCAATATCTGAGAAATCTATAGTGCGTATTTCAAAAGGAAGTTTTAACTTATCTAAGATCAGCTCGCAGGTAATGGCTCCTCGTAAGAGTAACATGTATCTCCAAGCCTCAGAAACAACTCTCATGTTGTTTTCCATAGTGAAGCCGAGAGAGTAATCGCTATCCCGCGTGAGCGATCTAACTAGATCCTGCATCAACTTCTGACCTTCCCTATCTATTTGATGCTCACTATTATATACAGTAAATATAGGTTGAACTGAGTTTGATATAGCAAGGTAAGCGTTTAATGTCCCTGATACGTCTGGATCATTCTTGAATAGATTTTGTAATAGCTCCTTACTGTTTTGAGATATTCTATTATCTACAATATTTTCTAAATGATCCCGATACGTAGGAAGATCTAGTAAGGCTTTACCCGGATCAAACGTTGGAGTGTCGGCAATCCCCGCAGGGTTACTTTGCTTTTTAGGCAGCACTATCTGTCTAGCACCCGGAGTACTATTCAAATTTAGCATATCTTGATCAAAGGCATTTATAAAAGGCATTTATTTTTTATCCCTACACGAAATTAATACTTTAACTCTAAAAGTTGTAATTATCAAGTCCAAACATTGGCGCGTAGTCCGAAGCTTTTCCGTCCATGATTGATCCATATATGTCAGTCATTCCTAGAGACTTACCCACACCTTCAATTACGCCGAAATCTACACAGCCTCTATTATCCCCACTCAGCAAATCTATTCCGTACTTCCACTCCCTGTACCTGATACTAGTTACCATATAGTTTAAAGCGTGGAAGAAGTGATCCTCGGTATTTAGCTTTTCCCACTTTGCAAGTTTCTCAGGGATTTCAACTCGGATCATGTTTCGTAGATGATCTATAATCTTAGGCTTGAATTCTAGATACCCGTAAAACTCTACCCAATGATTACGCACAATCTTGGCAACGTAATCTAGTGCCCAAGTTCTGTTGACCCTTAGATAACTTTGTTCAAATGTGACTAAGTCTATCTTCTCTTCTATGTTACCGCTTTGCCCATACTCGCAAGGGAGAATTGTACCCTTAGTGATCTCTGCAATCTCTTGTGAGAGTGTCGTGTTCGGGTATCTATCAATCAACCCTCCTGATATGCTGTAGTTCTCCTGCAATGCTTTTACGTACTGCTTAAGCCCTGACGCTGGACAGATGTCAAACTTCAAAACCTTTACGCTGCTGGACTTGTCTGCCTTCCCTATCACTATGTGACAGTCAATTCCTACGTCAATGCCCACCCAAATAGAGTCTCCCTTAACTAAAGCGGTATCCGCACTCATCAAACAGGCTCGGATGTCGGACTCTTGGATCCGAGCAGAAGCATCTGCGTAATCCCTACCGAGAACCGTGTTATACCAACCCCTTAAGAAATCCTGATTCCTGTAAGTTAGAAGCCTCTGGATAATGTAACTTATGCTGAGACGATTGCTACTGAAGGGTCTTACCTGATACCCATGCGCGTAGCTTGAACGCCCTGCCTCTTGGGCTACCCATTCACGCTGAGCTCCATCTTTCTCCGATAGGTTTAACTCCTCTCCACACTTCTCACAAGCGAGCCAGCTGTCTTTGTGAAGCTCTATGGTGTCTAACTTAGTTAGATCTAACTCCTCAATGGGAAAGTCTCCAGCGTTCTTTAGCCCGTCTATCCTGACGAAGTCCCATGTAAAGTCTGGAACCTGCCAATGCCCACAGGAGTCGCACTTCAGCATATATTCTCTTTGATCGCTTACCTTGTATAGCCCATCTATTCCGAAGTCTGTGTAGGTGGGAGTAGAGAAATCGTAACGTATTCCGAAGTCCGAGTTCTGTAGCCGAGAGTCAAATAGAGCCAACACCTCTGGAGAGGTCAAGTCAACTTCATCTACAGCTAATATGTCCCCTGTAATACTGGTAGCAGAGGACTCGCTGCCGATCACGATGTTTAGAAATGAACGCATAAACTGAATCAGGTCCACGTTGCGGGTAGGCTTACCTCCTCCCGCTACTCTATTAAAGACAGCGTCCTCATTTATCATAGGAAGTAGGCGAGTTTGAGAAAACCTCTTCATCAAATTCTTATCTGGTAGCGAAAATATCCCTTGGGTGTGGGGGTTCAACATGAGGAAACACGCCATCTTACGCATCTGTATCTCAGTTAAACCTACCTGAGAGATTTTCTTCACCACTAACCGATTACCTGTATCGTTTAAAATGTCCTTTTGAAAAGGATAGCGATCACAGGTGAAAGGTTTTCCATTCAGGGTTGTGTTGCGATTGATCCAATCGTAGGTGGAGAGTCCTGCGGCATCTTGATACAGCTTACTTTCTAAGTCCGCTATGAAGGATTGTAAGTGATTATCGTACATTTTTTATATTCCGTATTGCTTTTTGATGTTTTTTATATTGACATCAAGGCTTTTATGTTTTTATAATGACTTAGTCAACAATAAAGGACAAGAAAAATGTTACGTTATACGAGAAACGAATTTATCCTATTATGTGCCACGGGTCCCCGTCAGGTGGATAACTGGCACATCAAGAACAACAATGAGAATCCTATACGAAAGGACGACATTGGTAGAATATATTATACAGAAGAGGATGTAAGGAAATTCTTAAACCTATCAGAGGATGCGGTTCTATCTCCTCTACCTAACAGTAAATTTGCAACATTAAACCGTATAAGTTCTGGGCAATCTCAAACTTCATCAGTTGGGGTTTAAATGTTTTATCCAGAGTTAGATTCCAACTTACAACAAAATTTAATCTTAATTGAGAAGTATGCGAAAGACGATCCTCAGTACTTTGACAAGTCTCCTTATGGTGCAAAGCTAATCTCGCAACTTAAAAAGCTAGTCGCCCTTCAAGTGCAGGTTCCCGCTAACGGCTTACCAGTAGTGGTTAAGGTTTCAAATACTAATGAAGCTTTACAACGTAGGGTAGATTTATACACGGAGCTTACAACTTCTCTGGCACAAATTCAGGAGATACGCGAAGATTTCTCAGCGTTAACTACTAAGGAGAAGGTAGCGGTAATTGCGGCTATTAATACAACTGTTACGAAGATGAGTGATGTGCTTAGCAAGTTAGATGAGAGCATTGACATAGAAAAATTCAAGTTAATTGTAATGCAAACTATAGAAGATTTCCTGTCGGCGGAACAGAAAGAACAATTCTTAAGACAGCTAAAGTCCGTAGTTTAACCTAATCCCTTTTTGGATATATCCCCATGACGTATAATTATTATCAAGATTTTCCGCCTACTGCGGAGGAACTCTTTACACCCTATTGGAATGTAGGGCTTCCCGCTATCCCTCTGTCTCCTTTATCCAAGCGACCTTTTGAAACGGATTGGACACGGTGGTGTCATACGATGCCAGATGCTGAGCAACAGCAACGTTGGATAAGCAAGATAAATTCTCACAGAGGAGATGCACCTTACAATATAGGGCTACCTGCTGGCGGACAATCTAACCTTGTTTTTCTAGATATTGACACTGACGATGAAGATATTATCAATTATATATTAACGGTACTTCCGCAGTCTCCTTGGAAGCGTAGAGGCAAGAAAGGATTTGTACTTGCGTACAAGTTCACCCCTAACTTCGCGCGTAAGAAGGCGTTCTTTCTGGAGTCTCAGTTACCTGAAGATAAGAAGCCCTTTCTTGAGCTGTTATCTACTGGGAATCAAGTTGTACTTCCCCCTTCTATTCACCCGGAAACGCTGAGACCTTACACGTCAAACGTTAACCTTTACGACATCCAGCACTTCCCACCACTGCCCGATAACTTGTTTGAGCAGCTACGGAAAGTTCTCCCTGTTCGCGCACCTCACTCTAGTCGTAACCTTATACTGACAGACTATGTCCCTGCGGGAGCCAGAGATAGCAAGATGGTGTCTATGGCTGGACTGCTAGCGTCTGACATCTTCAGGGGTTCTCTATCGCTTAACCAAGCTCTGGAGAGGCTTACAACGTGGCATGATTCCCTTGTTCAAAAAGTGGTAGGAGATCCTCTGGATATTAATAAGGGAAGAGAGAAGCTGATTGAGTTTATCGTGAAGGATTGTGAGAATCCTGTTAAACCACGTATCTTGCCTGTGGGTTGGGATTTAGATTTAGACCCTAACATTAAGATGAACCTACTCTCGCTACTCAATGAAGAGTTTATAGAATGTGACTATGTAACGTTGCAACAAAAAATTATACACCAGTTCGCGCCACTATATCAAGCTGATGAGGGGCAATTGGAGGACATAAACTTTAATGGAACGTCAAATGTTATGGTGATATTGAAGGAGATAATACATTCTCCTTCGTTGACAAAGCTGGAGACCAACTCTCTTATGCACCTTATCTCCACCTATACGACTAAGCCGCTAAATGTGAGCTTGGCGACTATAAAGTTACAGCATCGGGAACTGATAAAGGGAGCTTTGACGGGTGAGAGTCACACGGAGATTGCTCAGCAAGTGTTAATAGATTACGAAAAACTCAATCCTGTAGCGTTTGCGAATGGTTTTATGTATCAGTGGCAGGGATCTCACTGGGAGATTTTGTCTGAGCAGAGCATATTAAAGTATGTGGCAGAGCAGTATGGGCACTATAATGCTGCTAAGAAGGAGGGGGATCACAGAGGTATCTACAGAGTGATGACTAAGTTAACTTCTCAGGAGATTAAGACGGGTATTAGTACAGGGATTAACTTTGCAAATTGTTATTTGAAGGTAGAGACTAATGGTGTAAATGCCTCCTTAGTGATACTGCCCCACTCACCGGAGTACGGGGAGACTTCAACGTTACCTTTTTGTTATTCCGAGGAGCAAAATGACTTACATTATTGCTCTAACTTTTATAATTTTCTGGAAGATTGCTGGGGTAGAGACCCAGACTTTACTGACAAAGTGCTTGCCCTTCAAGAGATGTTAGCTGCGGCGTTATTCGGTGTGGCTACAGATTATCAAAGAGCCTTTTTGCTGTATGGGGTAGCTTCTTCGGGTAAGACGACATTGCTTAACATCATTAAGCAGTTATTTAGCGAGAAGTCTATATCGGTTATTCCTCCTGAGAAGTGGGGCGAACGCTTTACCACTAGGTTTTTAGCAGGTAAGCGTATCAATATCTGTGGAGAGTTATCGGATAAGCAGAGGATTGACGGGAAATCGTTTAAGGAGATTGTAGATGGGACCGAGGTTACTGCTGAGATAAAGGGAGGGGATGTCTTTAACCTGAAACCAACAGCTTCACATTGGTTTGGATCTAATCACTTACCGAAAACCAGTGATGTGTCGGAGGGGTTTAACAGAAGGTTTTTGATACTTTCGTTTAATCGGGTTATCTCAGACTTTCAAAAGGTCATTAACATGGATAAGTATATCATTGCTCAGGAGAGAGAAGCTATTGTTGCTTGGGCAGTAGAGGGTATGAAGAGGCTTATAGACAATAAGGGTTACACGTTACCTTCTAGTCATAAGGTTTGTGTACAGGAGATGGCATCTCAGAATTCAAGTACACGTTTTTTTTACTATGCGTCCGAGATAATAACGCTTCCCAAGATGGTGCTAAAGGGTTGCTTACGGACGCAAGTATTAGTGTCGGACCTTATACCTCACTTGTCGGAGTTAACAGCATCGGCGTTGACTTTGCCTCCCGATGCTATGGTATCGGTGGAGCGAATACTGCCTTTAATAATCCCCAATGGCATTTATACCCCTCACTATTACAATCTTTTATCCTTTCTTTGGAATACGGAGAACAAGGCGTCCGAGAGTACCTTAAAGAGGTTAAAAGAGGACTACAATATGATAAATATCTATACCTCGTTAGGGCAACTTTATACGGGAAAAATTCTAACTCAAGAGAAATTTTATCAGAAATTAGTCTCAAAATTAACGAGCGGGGATTCGGTAAACGAGAGGTTGTTTATGAATATGGTTTGGAATGGTTTTACCCTCATATCAGAAAGTTTGATACTGGAATACTCTCGGAACTTATTGAGAGATCACGGGGTTGCTTTGGGTGCTTCACCGAAGGACTTTATAAAGGACTGGAGCATGATGCTTTCGGATCTGGGGATTATACTTATTACCGAGGACAGGAGGAACTTTCTAGTGGAAACTCTAAGAAGCTTAAAGGTAAAGCCAGAAGTGATAGCGTATCTCAACAGCCCCTCCAACCGCTTCTACATGGGTTGCACTCTTGCGAACAAGAGAATGGAAGGCAGTTTGAATTCTGCCCCTATCACATCTTACCCTTTATTCTAGATTGGGATTTCTACTTTACTATTTAATAAAAGAAAACCGTTTACCTTGGGGGTAAACGGTTTTCTTTTGGGGGTAGACGGTTTTCTTTTGGGGGTAAACGGTTTTCTTTTGGGGGTTCGGGGGTTCGGGAGAGCGGTAAGAGTTACAGAAAAGTTGAAGCGTACAGAGTTAAAAAAATGGGGGTAGTGGTGGGGGGGACTAGTGCCGAATTTTTTTAGTCACACGTTACTTTTTGCCTACTCCCCTTTCTAAGCTACTGTATTATATCAATAAATCAATTTAGTTTGAATTATCATCAAAAAATGCATTATTTTACTTGCGATTATAATCAATAGTGTGTATAAATAATCTTAAGACAACCACTAGCTTAACCACAACTTGAAACATTCACTTGTTTCAGGGCGCGGGAAGGCTATAACTAAAAAGACTATTTTTTTTGTATTTACAAAAAAATAATTAAATAAACAAAATTAAATAAACAAAATAAAATAAACAAAATAAAATAAACAAAGGGGTATTTATGAATAAGGAATTAGCAGCGTTAGACGCTGCAAGTGTTGAGTCTTTTGAGAGCCAAGTGGCGGGTTTAATCTTGCAATATGGTGAAGAAAGCGAAAATATAACCTTGTACCAAGCGGTGCTTGGTAGTTATAAATATAAAACTTTATTAAAGCTTCATAACGGCAAAACTACGGGCTGGAAGCATTATTGCGAGGTTAATAAACTTCGCGATAGGGCTAAAAATGGTGCAGAAAGGTTGGCGCACCATCTTCCAGCCCGCCATTATCTAGAAGATTTGTTGGTTAAGCACAAACGTAATCTGCCCGACTTCCTGTTGGAAGCAACGGAGTTTATAAAAGCCGAGTATTATCTAGATGGCAACATGCAAGGCATGCGGCTTGGTAAGAAAAATACTTTCTTACCAAAATTACCTTTTAACCCCTCTTCGGAAGAGAGGGCTATTGAGAAATTAGAAGCTGAAGAAATTGCCAAGGCGCAAGCTACGGCAACATCTGAGCTTGATGATGGCATAGCCTCTGCCGAGGAAAGGCAAAAAATGGCGGAACATGAGGTAACTCTGAATGAAAGCAATAGTATTTACTCCCTAAGTAAAATTTTAATGAGCCACACTCAAGGTGGTACTTTAGCTAAGGAAGTTTGGCAATTCCTGTCAAATATCTGTGGATTATCCACAGATATGGTTGATAATCCAGACTTGGATTATCTAGAGATTAGTAAATTAAGAACCTTTATGAAAAACTTTCATAAAGAGATGCAGCCTAAAATAATAACAGAAGACTTAACAATTGTACCCCTAGAAGGTAT